ATCAATTCTGGAACGTCAAGCACAAGTCGTATTCATTTTGCAGACGGTACATCAGGGGACAATAGGTATAGAGGCTATGTCGTATATGTCCACACAAATGACAGTATGCAATTTGCTACGACAGGCTTAGAAAGAATGCGTATTGATGCATCAGGCAATGTTGGAATTGGAACTGTTAGTCCTACTGCAAAGTTAGAAGTAAATGGTGGTGATGGTTATTTTTATAATACAGCATCTTATGGTGGTATTCGTATTGGTTTTAATGGCACTGGAACTAATTACTGGGATATTAAACGAGAAAATGTGTCTACAGGTAGACTGGCTTTTTTTAGTGGTACATCTGAGAGAATGGCTATTACGCCAGGTGGCAACGTTGGAATTGGAACGACTAGTCCTAGTGCAGTTCTAGAAACCTTTGGTGGTACTAGTTTTATAGGTGCTAAATTTAAAGGTTATTCAGGTGGTAAAACTGCATTAATAGGTGGTGACCTTGATGCTGTTTGGTTTGGAGATGATGATGGCTCTATAGGTGGAACAAACAGCTTTAATATATTAGGTGCAAGTAATGTAGCAAGAATTGTTACAAACAGTTCAGAAAGAATGCGTATTCAGTCAAATGGTGAGGTTGAAATTAGTGGTATAGGGAATACGTCAGGAGCAAGACTTAATATTGGCTCAGATGCTAATAATGCTTTTGTAAGGTCGTATGATACAGCAGCAGGAATTGTTATTGGGACAACAAATGCACATCCTGTAAAATTTATGTCCAACAGTTCAGAAAGAATGCGTATTGATTCTTCAGGCACCTTGTTGGTGGCTAAGACTTCTACTGGTATAGCAACTGTAGGAGTTGAGCTTAGAAGTGATACTATTTATTCAACTTCTGAATCTATCCCTCTTTATCTTAATAGAAAAGGCTCTTCTGGAACTATTTTAGAATTTAGAACAAATAATGGTACTTCAGGAACAGTCTATTCTACAACTGGTTCAGTAACTTACAATACTTCATCTGATTATAGATTAAAAGAAAATATTCAACCTTTAGAAAATGGTTTAGAAAGACTTAACAATCTAAAACCAGTTAAATTTGATTGGAAAGAGAATGGTAAATCAAGCGAAGGATTTATAGCACATGAAGCACAAGAGGTATTTCCAGATGCAGTAACAGGTGAAAAAGATGGTGAAGATATGCAGGGCATGGACTATGGAAGAATCACACCATTACTTGTCAAAGCTATACAAGAACAACAAGCACAGATTGATGCCTTACAATCTGAAATTAACGAGTTGAAAAACTCATAAACCAAAGGAGAAAATAAAATGGCAATTAATTATACTTGGGATGTTTCAACAGTTGATACTTACCCAACACTAGAAAGTAATGCAGACGTTGTTTATAACGTGCATTGGAGACTAACCGCAGAAGATGATGCTAATCAGGATGCTGATGGCAACAACTGGACTGCTACATCATACGGAACTCAATCTGTAGATACTTCAGACTTGTCAAGCTTTACAGCTTTTGCAGATTTATCTGCTTCAGACGTACAAGGCTGGGTAGAAGCTGCTATGGGTTCTGAAGCTGTACAAAGTCTTAAAGACGGATTAGATGCTCAAATCGAAGCTAAAATCAATCCAACATCTGTAACTAAAACTATCGGAGCATAACATCATGGAGCTAACACCTTATTTATTTTGGAATATATTTATAACTTTGGTGTTAGCACCAGTGCTTTATAGCATTAGACAGAACTCTGACGAGACTAAAAGACTTGATATACTTATAAATAAAACTCGTGAAGAGTTAGCAAGAGAGTATGTAACTAAAACAGAATTGAAAAATGACTTTGATGTTCTTATAAGTAGAATAGATAAATTAAGTGAAAAGCTTGACAAACTGTTCGAAGTCAAGTAAAATATACATATAGGTTTTTAAATGAAAAAGAAACAACAAAAGAAAAGAGTAAAAAAATATCAAGGTAAGTATGTTACTGCTAATAGGTTAGATATGTCTAAAGGTGGTAGAGTAAAAGCTCAAGTAGGTGGTATGCAAAAAGCTCCAGTAGAACCTAAAAAACCTCCTATGTCTATAGAAAGAGAAGAAGAGGTTAGACCTACTGTTCAACCTGCAGTTACACCTAAAAATGTTCCTCCTGTAACAGGAACTAAACCTGTACAGCCTACATTTAAACAAGCTCCAACAACTGGTAAAGGCTCTGACCAAACTTTTATAGGTAGAGAAGGCGAGGTTAAACCTTCTATGTCAGTAAAAAATGTAGAAGACGAAAGAATTGGAGATGAACGTAATGAGCCTAAAGACCCTCCAAATGGTCAAGCTACAGTAGTAAGACAAGGATTTATTTATGCATGGGATGGTTTTACATATGTAAATACAAATCAACGAGCAAGTACAGATACAAATACAACTACTGATGATATTGTAGGTGATATTGAATTAACAGATGAACAAAAAGAAACTAAGTTTCAATCTGATAGAAAAACTAGAATCTTAGAAACAGCAGAACAAGCTCAACAAATGGCTCAAGGTGTTATGCCAGAAGATATTCCAACAATACCTGACCCTAGAAAAATTGATAGAACAGATACAGAAATAACTCCAGAAGAAGCTGGTAAATTACAAATGAAAGCTACTAAAGAAGCTGAAGCTGCTACAGTTGGTGCTGTGTCTCCAGAACAAGTTTCTATTATTAATGATGTAGCAACTGCTAAAGCTCCAGAGCCTTTTGCAGCAGCTAAGTTAGGCGATGAAGATATTTCTAAAGTTCCTGAAGATGCTGTAGTTGAAGCTGCTTCTGGTAGCGTATCTCCTGAAGTTTCTGAAACATTAGCTAAAGCTGCTGGTATTGAAAAAGTTGCTCCTATTGATGCTGCTGAAGTTGAAGTTATCCCCGGTGCATTACAAGAAAGAGTTGTAGGAACTATTAGTAAAGAAGTTAAAATTCAAGCAGCTAAAGTAGCCGGTACTTCATTAGCTAAAATTACTAGAGCTAAAAAACAATTAAGAAATGCAGGTTTAAGTGAAGATGAAATTGCAGAAATTGGTAATGACCCTGAAGACTTAGAAGCTAGACTAACTGATTTTACTGAAGAACAAAGAGGTATTATAGAAGGATTACCTGAAGAGGCTTTAGTATCTACACAGATAAACGGTTTGTTAGAAGGTATGGAAAATGGTGAAATACCTATATGGGCTAGACCGGCTGTTGCTAGTGTTGAAGCTATGTTAGCACAAAGAGGTATGTCAGCTTCTACAGTAGGTAGAGATGCATTGTTAAATGCTATTATGACTTCTGCTTTACCAATAGCTCAAAGTAATGCACAAGCTATCCAAGCTAGTGTGTCACAACAGAAATCTATTGAAGCTACTGCTGCATTAAAAAATGCAGAGATGGCACAACAGACAGCTATGTTTAATGCACAAAATGTATTTCAAATGGATATGGCTCAGTTTAGTGCTGACCAACAAAGAGCTATAAATAATTCTAAGTTTTTACAGACTGCAAGTTTACAAAATGCAACTGCTTCTCAACAAGCTGTAATGCAAGATGCTATTATAATGTCACAAATGAATTTAGCAGAAGCTGACCAAAATACTAAATTAGCAATTACTAATGCTCAAGCATTTTTGCAAATGGATATGGCTAATTTAAATAATAAGCAACAAGCAAGTATGTTAAAAGCTCAGCAGATACAACAAAGATTACTCTCTAATCAATCTGCTGAAAATGCTGCTGCACAATTTAATGCTACAAGTCAGAATCAAGTTAATCAGTTCATGGAAAGTATTAAACAACAAAATGAGCAATACAATGCTAGTCAATTAAATGCTATGAATCAGTTTAATGCTCAACAAGAAAATGCTGCTGAAGCTAGAAGAGCTAATAGAGAAGCACAAGCAGAAATAATTGAAGCACAATTACAAACAGATGTTGAAAAGTTTACTGCTCAACAAGAATTTGCAAGAGAACAATTCAATGTTCAAAATGCAACAGCTATTGCACAGTCTAATGTAGAATGGAGACGTAAAGCTAATACTGCTGATACTGCTGCTGAAAATGCTATTGCTCAAAAAAATGCACAGAATGCATTCCAATTAACAGCAGCAGCAAATAATTTTTTATGGCAAGAATTAAGAGATGAAGCAGATTTTGAATTTAAAAGATGGGATAATGACCAACAACGTAAAGCATCTTTACTTATAGCTGCTTTAGGTAATGAAGCAGGTGTAGGTAAACAAGATGTATGGGATGATAGTTTACAATCTATTACAAGTATTTTAGATGGTTGGTTAGACGGATAATTAATTAGGATTTTATTATGGGAAAATTAAGAAAGATAGGTAAAAAAATAGGTAGGGGTATTAAGAGCATAGGTAAAAAATTTAAAAAAGGTTTAGGAAAAATTGCTAGAGCTTTTGGTAAATTAGGTCCTTTAGGTTCTATTGCTTTATCTTTTATTATTCCGGGTATAGGAGGATGGATAGGTCAACTTGCAGGACAAACTGGAGTTTTAGGAACTATAGCTACAGGTATTCAAAATGCTGCTGGATTTATTGGAGAAGGTGCTAGTAGAATATTTACTAGAGTTACTGATGCAATAGGTGCAGGAATGAATAAAGTAGGTGGTTTATTTAATAGACCAGAAGTAGGTTCTAACTTTCAAAACTTTGTAAGTGAAGTTACTAATGGATTTGTTAAACCAACAGATGTAGAGGCAGGAACTATGCAACTACAAGCAACTCCAGAAGCAATGGGTGAAACTGTAGCTACTGCTGCTAAACCAGAATCTTTTGTAGAAGCAGCTAAAGCTAGAGGTGAGAGAATGTTCACTGTGGATAAACCTTCTGTTCTTGATTCTGTTAAAGGTGAGATTGACCCTAAAACAGGAGAAGCTTATACAGCTATGGGTAAGTTAAGAGGTAGTGCTGAGTACGCAGCTTTTAAAGGAGTAGCACCTCTTAAAAAAGTAGGAGCAGAACTTGTAGCTACTGATGAAGCTGAAAAGTTTGCTATAGCCCAAGCTAAAGAATATCAAAGAGAATATTTTTCAGACTTCGGACAACAAGCATTAGTAAGACAACAAGACCCTGCTACTAGTTATATAGATTTTAACAACCCTAATCCAAGCGATGAAGATATGTATAATTTAAACAATGCTTACGGATTAATTTTAGGATAAGAGGAATATCATGGCAGGTACACCAGAATCATTACAAGAAGTTTTATTTGAAAAACCAATTGCAGGACAGTCTTTGACAAATGCTCCCGACCAAAAATATCCTTGGGAATCTTCTCCAGAATTTACTTCTGTTAAAGCAGCTAGAGAAAAAATATTTTTAGATTTATTAGAACCTTCAAGATTAAAAGGTGTAATAGATTTAATGTCTAATGGTATACCTGTAAATGCTATTAGTCAGGTTGTTTTAAAAGAAGGATTTAATAAAGGTAAATTTAATCCTGACATGATGTTAAATCTTTTAGAGCCTACTATGTATATGCTTATGGCTATTGCTGAAAGAGCAGGAGTAGAGCCTGTAATTGAAAGTGATGGAAGTTTAGAAGAGGAAGATGAAACTTCTCCAGAACTTGTAGAAGAAGCTAAATCATTTATTGGTAAAGGCGGAAGATTTCAAGATGCTAAAGTTAAAAATATTCAAGAAGCTTCAGTAGGTCCAGAAATTAAAAAACAATTAGAAACATTAGATACAAAAAAATTAACAGAAAGTATATTACAAAAACCAAAAGTAGAACCTAGAGAAAGTTTATTAGAAAGAGGAAAATAAAATGGCAGAAGATTTTAGTGACATATTTGCAAACTATGGTGATAAAAGTATAGAAGAACTTGGTTCATCTTTATTATCTAGACAAGCTGAAATAAATCAAAAAAGAGCTAAAGAAGCTAAAAAGTCTAAAAGAATTGGACAAGCTCTTGCTGTAATAGGTGTAGGTCAACAGTTATTTAAAGGTGCATATAATAAAAGAGAAAAAGAAATTGAAGAAAAACAAATATTTGAACTATCTAATAATGAAGCTCAAGCTGGAAGAATTCAAGGAATGGCTAATGTTTTAAATATTTTTGATGAAGATAAAATAAAAGAACTAGCAGGTCCTAATAGAGAATGGGCTACTATGTCTTTAGATGAAAGAACAGAAGCGTTATATAATAGTCCATACAAAGATACATTAGAACAAACATTAAAATTACCTTTAGATAAAGTTATAGAACAAGCTAATATTTTTGATGACTTTTCAACTTTTAAATCTAATAAACCATTATATCGAGGAGCAAAAAATACTGCTGTTAGAAATATAATAAGACATTTTTTAGAAAATAATAGATATCAACAATTTGATACTGAGTTAAGAAAATTATATGGTGTACCAAAAGAAGAGTTTATGTCAAGAGCTGAGTTATTAGAAAATGCTATGTCTTTAACTCCTCATGAATTAACAAAATTAGAAAGAGCTGTATTTAATAGAGAAAAACAAAAGTACAGAAACGTTGGAGTCTTTGAAGGTTTTAAACATGCTTTTCAAAAAATTGGACGTAAGCAAGAAGAAAATGGAAGAATTAATTTGTTTAGAAAAATTAATCCTGAAGATGTATATGGTAGAATAGATGATGTAATAACTGATTTAGATATTACTGCTACTATGACAACATCTATTCAAAAGTATATGGCAGAACTAAAAGGTTCAGAAAGAGATGCAGTACTTCAAGCAAATGAAGATGTTTCAGGTCAAGAAAGTGTTTCAGTATTTGTACAAAATTTTAGTAACGACCAAAATACTAGAGTAAAATATAATGAAAAAACTCCTACTGCTGAATTACTTAGAATGAGTGGTAAGAAAGGAAGGTTTGATGATTTTTGGGAAGATATAAGTCAAGATGCTATTCAAAGTAAAGCATTCATTAGAGATACATTAGCTATTGAAAAATTAATGGATATGAAACCTGAATTAGCTCAATCTATCTATGAAGCAAAATATGAAAAGCTATATGGCAAGACAGCATCAGAAGAAACATTAAAAGAATTTAGAAGTTTTATGAACGATGATGTTTATAAAAGAAATTTTGCTGTAATGGTTACATCTGGTGAAGGTTTTAAAGTAGAAAAAGCATGGTATGAAAGAGGTTCAGAACAATATGATGGAACAGGTATTGTAGGAAGAATTGAAAAAGGTTATTCTTATGATAGATTTTCAGGTATGTTGCCGAGTATGTTAAACGAAGGTATTAACACACCTTCTGAATCAAAAACAGGTGGATATTCTGAAGATGAAAACTGGGAAAAATTAGATAGAAAAAATAAAATAACTGTATTTGATTCACACTATAATAATATTGTTACTTCACAATTATCAGATAGAAAAAAAGATATTTTAATTGAAGATTTATTTTCAAATGTAAGACATCCTGATAATCTAAATCCTGAAGACTATGCAGCTTTAAAAGGTAAAGATTTAGGAGATATTGCAACAAGTTCATTATTTAAAGTAGGTAGAAATATATTAGGAACTCCAAGTACTTCACAAGCAGTTGGAAAAACTATTTTAGATGTTTTAGAAACTTCTAAAGATATTTCACAACGAACAGATAAAAGTCTTGTTGAAGCAAAAATAGAATTAGCAAATTTAAAAGAAGAGAATGCTCCTACAGAACAAATAGAAGATGCTAAATTTAAAGTCTTTCAAGAACAAATAACAAAAGAACCTGAAGCAATATATGAAAAACTACCGGGTTTAGTTACATTAATATACGAAGAAGAAGGTCTTGGTAAAAGAAAAGGTGGAATAGGACCTCAAAATACTAAAGTATATAAAGATAGTTTAGGTATTTTAACTGCTGGTGTAGGACATGCATTACAGTTTAGAGATAATGATGGTAATCTTCAATGGGTTAATAAAGATGAACAATATCAAGAAGGATATGAAGTTCCAGTTGATGTTGTAAAAAGTTGGTTAATTAAAGATGCTAAAATTGCAAACAATGATGCTGTAACAAAATTACAAGATGTAAGACCAGACCTTTTAGATAATAAAGAAATAGTAACTATGGTATCTTCTTTCTATTATCAATTAGGTAAAGCAAGAGGAGACGATTTCAAAAAAATGTGGAAAGCTTTTGAAGAAGGTGACGGTGAAAAAGCTTATGCAGAAGCTTTAGATTCTGTATGGGCAAAAGAACAAACTCCAGAAAGAGCTAAAAGATTTGCAGAATTTATAAGAGATAACGTTTAATGTCTAGATATACTCTTCAAGCCTATCAAGAATTGATGCGAGATAGGCAAACTCAAGATGACCCCGAAAAGTTACGTCAAAAACTTTTAAAAGAATTTTATGAGCAAATAAATCAACAAAAAGTTGAGGATACTCCTATTGGTGTACAAAACTTAAAAGACTTAGATGCATCTGTAAAACAAGCCACCACTCCAGTTTCTACATTATCTCCAAAGAAAAGTTTAGGTGACTTAAAAAAAGATTCTGAATTTGCCACAAGAGCTGATAGGTTCTTAGATGGTATTGGTAGTAATGAAAATATATTTGAATATTTAAGAGATGCAGATTATAGTTTAGGTTCAGCAATAGTTCGTTCTTTTGAAACAGGTAAATGGACTGATGAGCAAAAAGAAGATTATGTATATTTACGTGACCAATTTAATAACGCTGAGTTAAGAGGTTTTAAAGAAAATTTTGGAATGGTTAAAGATGTCGCAGGAGACGTTTTACTGGACCCTCTTAACATTGTAACAGCTTTATTTGCTATACCGTCTGGTGGAGCTACAGTAGCTGGTAGAGCTGCTATAGGTGAAGCTGCTAGACAAGGTGTAAAAAGATTAACTAAAGCTAAATTACAAGATGCTATAACTAAAGAAACTGCAAAATCTTATGGAATTTACGGTGCTGCTGAAGGATTAGGATGGGGTGGCTTACATAATTATTTTATGCAAGACACGGATATAAATTTAGGTTTAGGTGAAGATATAGATTATGGTCAAGTACTTGCTATGGCAGGAGTTGGTGGTCTTTTTGGTGGTGGTGTAGGTGCTGGTTTAGGTGCTGCTAGTGGTAAATATCATTCTAAATTTGTAGATAAAGAATATAAATTTGTAAATGAAGACGGTATTGATTATGTAGGACCAAGTGCAAGAGAAGAAGAACTAGCTAAATTTGAAATGGATGCTGTTTTTAATAGTGGACTAGACGAACAAACTGAAGATATATTTTTTAATATAGACCCTAAGTTTGTAGAAACAAATCAAGACGGTGTTCCTATTAATCCTGAAACAGGTAAACCATATTTAGACGTTGATAAAAAATTATCACAGTATAAACTAGAACTTTCTGAAAAAAATAAAGGTAGATTAAACGCAACACTTGCAAAAACTTTTGGTAAACCAACTACAGAGTTTTTAGAATTAGTAGATAAATCTCCAACACTAGAAAACTTTTTAAGAAAGTTAAGATATGATTATGATGAAGGAGTTTTTAAAGAAGGTAGAGCTAAAAAGAATCAAGCTGTATTAGCTAATGGTCCTGAAGGAACATCTGAGTTTACCTATGGAGAATATTTAGGAAGTTTATTTGGTAGATTTCATTACGGTCTAGGTAAAGCTTTTAACAATTTATATCGTGTAGGATACAGAAGTAAGTTACTTGAAGAGCAAAATGAACAATTAAAGTTTTTATTAAGAGATGAAAATTTAGGAAGAAAGTTTGTTAATAAAGGCGATGATGCTGTTAAAGATTTAATAGGTAAAGAATATCGTGGTATTATAATAGATGAAGATGTAGCTTTAGCATATACTGGAGTTAAAAAACTTTTAAATGATATATATGATGAAGCAAGTGACTTAGAGTTATTTAGAGCTGGAACATTAAATAAGTTTGGATATTTTCCAAGAATGTTTAATTATTCTGCTTTAGAAAAAGATTTTGGATTAGGAGAAACTAGTAAGTTTAAACAACTTTTAATTAATTCTGGACATGCTGACCCTACTAACGAAACTCAAATGTTTAAAGCTAAAGATGCAGAAGGAAAAGAGCTTAAAGGTCCTGACGGTAAACCACTTTTAGTTAGTAAATATAATGATGAAGGAACAGATGTAAATTCATTTGGTAGAAATTTTGCACTTGAAGCTTCAGGTGGAAGAACAGATAAAGTTGAAGATTTATTAAATGTAGAATTACAAAAAGCTAAAGAACTTAAGTCTGATGCAATTATACAAGATATGTTAGAGTATAGATATACTCCTTTTGAATTAAGACAAAAAGGAGCTGGAGATTCTAACGGTTACATGCAGCCTAGAAGATTTACTAATATTTCTGATGATGACTTAGATGAATTTTTAGAAGGAGATGTTCAAGATATCTTAGAACAATACACAACTAATATTGCACAAACCATGGCTCGTAAAAAATATTTTGGAGCTAACATTAGAGAGTTTGAAGAAAAAGAAGTTTCTAAAATTATTGATGAATTAGGTGGTGGAGTTGAAGGTAATAAAGTTGGAGATAAAATTAGAACTATTTTTAAACAAGTTACAGGTATTGAACAATATAAAGATACTTTAATTGGGAGAAGTAATGTTGCAAAAGCAGCTTCAGATTGGGGTAAGCTTTCACAACAAATGGCTCACCTTCCATTAGCTACATTATCTAGTATCAGTGAACCTTTAATTCTTTTAAGTCGTGTAGGTACTCATGAAGTAGGAGAAACTGTAGGAAACATTGGAACAGCTTTGAAAAAAGAAGGTGCCAATATAATAGACAGAAGTATCAAAGGTATTAAAAGAATAGGTACTGCTAAAATTAAAACTATTGAAGAAGCAAAAGCTGCTGGAATACAAAAAGGTTTTAAAGATTTAGACGATTGGCAATGGGAAGAACTTTATCAAACTGGATTAGCTTTAGAACAATCTGTTCAAGAAAGAATTGCTGGTCTTGCTGGTGAAGCTTTACATGGTAGTACTTTTGCTGGAGTTTTTTCAGTTAAAGAAGCTCAGAGTGCTTTTTTTAAAGTAAACTTATTAACACAGTGGACTAAAGCTGTACAATTAGCTTCATTTACTACTGGTAAAATGATGATTAGAAATAGAATTAGAGATTTATATAATCATTCTACTGGTGCAAAAGTTATTAAAGATAAAAAACGTATCGAATATTATGAAGGTCAATTACAAGAGTTAGGAATTGATAAAGCTACTGCAATGCAATGGTATAAAAATTCTTTAAATCCTGACGGTAGAATGAATAGTGCTAGAGCAAAAGGATTGTTTGAACCTAAAAATGATACAGAAGCTGAATTACAATTATTCCAACAAAGATTTTATAAACGAAATGTACTAGGTGGTGCTAATAGATTTACTAAAGAAGTTATTTTAAATCCAAGTGTAGCTGAAGCTAATAGACCTTTATGGTTTTCAAGTCCATCAGGTTCATTATTAACACAGTTTGCTGGATATCCTACAGTATTTAGTAATACCGTTTTAAAAAGATTTGTAAGAGAAACAAGGACTTACCCATTACAAGCAGGATTACCTAAAGTTTTACCTACTGTTATGTTAATGACAGGAGTAGGAGTTATTGGTAACTTAATTAGAAGCCAAGGTAAATCTTTACAAGACTATGAAACAGGTCAAGACTTACCAGCAGGTAGAGTTATATTGGACGGTGTCAGACGTTGGGGTGGATATGGACCTTTTGACTATGTAAATAGAATATCAGAATCTAATGCTAGAAAAGATGGATTAATTGCAAGTGGATTAAAAGGTATATCTGGTCCAATAGGTCAAGATGTAATGGAATCTGTACAATATAGACAAGGTTTAACAGAACTACTTGCTAAAAATTTACCGGGATATGGTGCTTATGATTTAATATTTGGCGAAGGAACTAGAGCTGAATTAAGAAAAAGAGCAAGACAAATAGATAAAGGTAGGTTATTACCTGAAGATGAAACACCAGATATAAATTTATTTGCTACTGGACCAAGAAGAGGTAGAAAAAGAAAAGATGATTTTAAACCTTTATTTTCAAAAGGTGGTATAGTTAAAAATGTATCTAATGTAACTGATGAACCTGATGAAATGAAAAGTAGAGTTACAAAAAGACCATTTAATAGTACAGCAGAGTTTGTGCAAGATGAAGAAGATAGAGCATTAAAAGCTCAAATGGAATCTTTAGGTTTAAGAGAACCTTATGTAGTTGGTGGATTAGCAAAAGCTTTAACTAAAACTATTAAAGGTAAACAAAGAAGTAGTAAAAGATTAAGAAAAGATTATTTAAACCCAGACTATTTAGAAACCTTAAAACCTAAATCAGCTAAAGCAGCTTCTGAATCTAAGTTTAATAAATCTGCAAAAGATGTTTATGATTTATTAATGGATGGACAAATTACTGTTAAGGAAGCTGAGACTTATTTAAAAGATTATGGCTATCAAAATGAAACTGTTAAGAAAATAGTTAGAAGTTTTAAAGAAGTTGGTTATGGGCTTGGTGATGATTTTATAAGCTATAGAGAACCTTTTGTTTTTGGTGGTTTATCTATGTTAGGTAGAAAAAATTTAATGAAGTTAATGACTGAACAAATTAATAATCCTAAACATTTAAAAAATCCACCTTCTGAACCTACAGCAGTTAAAGTAAAAGATAAGATTAAAAAAGAAGAAGATTTAACTTATGATGAAGCTAAGTTAATAGAAGAAGATGACAGTTATATTATAACAGGAGAAGAGGGTGAAATGTTTGCAAGAATTAATTCTTCAGAATTACCTGAAAAATTAATTAGTGAATACGATAACATTGCAAAAAAAAGAGAGGGATATAAAAAACCAGATATAGGATATTATCAAAAATCATATGCTGATAGCTTTAAAAAAATTAATCCTGATATAAAAAGAGCTGTAGAATATATGCCTCCTGAACAATTTGTAATGATGAAAAGAAACATAGAAAGGCTTGAAAAATATTCTGAATTTGAATTAAAACAAAGACAACAAGCAAGAGAAGATTACTGGGAAATGCAAAGAGCTTTAATGGATGCTCGTAACTTAGAAGATAAAACAGGATTAGAAGACTCTATAAATTTATTAGAAACAAAATCTAAAGAAATAAGAGATTTTTTAAAAACAAAATTTAATGAAAATCCCCAAGGTATAAGTGAATTAGATTATAAAGGATTAGGAATATATGATGAATATAATCCAGATTTTATTAAGTATAATGAAATAGAAATAATTGGTAAATTAAAATGAATATAGAACTTTGTAAAGCTGAAATAAAGCGACACGAAGGTGAAGTCTTAGAAATCTATTTAGATAGTTTAGGTTATAAAACTTTAGGAGTTGGACATCTTTGCCAACCTCAAGACCCTGAATATAAATGGGAAGTAGGAACTAAAGTACCTCAAGAAGTTGTCGATATGTATTACGATGATGACTTTGATAAACACTATATGGAAGCTATACATGTCTTTGGAAGTCATGAAGACTGGGACGAGCTACCTGAAGTTATACAAAGAGTCTTAGTAAACATGTGTTTTAATTTAGGAGCTTCAAAGCTTTCTAAGTTTCGTAACATGTTAAAAGCTTGTAGACAACATGATTGGGAAAAGATGGCTGTTGAAATGGAAGATAGTCGTTGGTTTAAACAAGTGGGCAGAAGAAGTATTGAATTACAAAAAATGGTATTAGGAGCTAAGAATGATAGATAAATTAATACAACCGGTCAGTAAACTATTAGATAAGTTTATACCTGATGCTGACACTAAACAAAAGATTGCACATGAGATTGCTACTATGTCTGAAAAACATATACACGAAATTGCTAAAGCACAAATAGAAGTAAACAGAGAAGAAGCTAAAGGTAACTGGTTTCAATCATCTTGGAGACCAGCAACTGCTTGGGTATGTGTTGCAGGTTTTGCAGTTAACTTTTTAATTAGTCCTTTGTTAGCACCTTTTGGTATTGATGTACCACAAGCAGATACATCTACTATGCTACCTGTATTAATGGGTATGTTAGGACTTGGTGGTATGAGGAGCTTTGAAAGAATTAAAGGCGTAGGTAAGTAATGACTAGGATAGCTAAAGTTGATGATAAATCAAGTCTTAATATATCACTTAGTTATCTTTTACAAATCATTGGTGTTATAGCTGTAGCTGTTTGGGGTTATGCACATACAACTGAAAGAATAGATTTTAATCTAAGAGAAACACAAAACCTTAGAGCTAATCAAAATAAATATTTATTTCCTGATATAAGAAAATTAGAAGAACAAGTAATACAATTAGAAAAAGAAGTTATTATATTAAGAACAGAACTAGAAGCATATAAAAAACAAAATGCAAATAATAAATAAAATAAAAAATACTGAGTTCTATCAAAACTGGACAAAAGCATTTGCTGTTTGTTATCCAATGATGGTTGAAGGTGATTTATCAGCATTAACTTTTACACATTTTTGGAAAGCTAATGTGACTGGTATCATAGCAGCTACTCTAGCTTCACTTACTAAGAAGTCTTGGTATCAAAACTTTATGCAGCATAAATATTCACCAGCAATTATTCTAGGTGTTTGTACTTTTGTTGCAGACTTATTAGTGCATCCAACTCATTTTGGTTTGTTTTGGACTGAAGCTTTAGCAACAGGAGTAGGTGCAGGTCTATTGTCAGCTTTCTTTATTTACAAATCTTTATCAAAATAAACATGAAAGAAAAGATTAAATTAGAATTACCTATTATAAGTATCTTTATATTTTTATTTATAATAAGTATATTAGAACAATTATGAACTTAAACGATTTAGAAAAAGTACATCCTATGACACAAATTACTGTAGCTTCTATAGTTCAAGTAGCTGTATTTGGTTTCATGTTGTTAGCTTTTTGGATAAACAGTAAATTATTTTAAATTTTACAGTAAAAATAACTAAATCCTCTTAGACTAACAGAGAAGCTCTGTATTAAAAAGTTCTTACATCTGAAGTAATCGTATTAGGTACTATCAGATATGTTAACACAGAGCATTTGGTGAGGTCAATTTTCTCTAATCTGTCATTTTTCGAGCATTTAAGTTAGCTTCGATATAATTATGCACTTCATCTAGCTTTTTTGTAGCTTCTCGTACTACAGTTTGTAATGTTGCATATTCTTCTTGAGTAAAATACTTTTTAAGTTTAGATATATCTACTGAAGTTCTTTCAGTTACTAAATTACCTGCTCGATTATAAAGAAGCTCATAGCCTAATAACTTGGCTTCTTCTCTTTTTGTTCTCATCTTTCTATTCCTGTGAATGTAATGTTATCTTGTCTACCACGTAACCCAGCTTTCATATAGGTAGTGGCTCGTCCTTCAAAGAAGTTCTGGTGTTCTACACCTGTCACTTCATCAATCCAACCAAGTGGATTTTCTCTTTGGTCATAATTAGTTTTAAGACCAAGTTGAAGTAACCTTCTATCAGCTATGTATCTATTGTAAGCATACATATCTTTTTTAGTTAGTCCTTGAATATCTCCCATATCAAATACTAAATCTAAAAACTTATCTTCAAGTGTAACCATATGTCTACATATCTCATATAGTTCTTTCTTAAAATCATCTGTCCATATTTCTATGTTCTCTTTTATAAACTCTCTGAATAACTTTGTCATTGCTTCAACGTGCATAGATTCATCACGTATAGAATAGGTTACTATCTGTCCCATACCTTTCATCTTACCGAACCTTGGAAAGTTTAACAAGATTGCAAAGCTTGAAAAGAGTTGTAGTCCTTCTGTAAAAGCTGAATAGACTGCTAAAGTTTTTGCAATGCTTTCTTTCTTAGCTTTAGTAGGTTTAAAGTTACCGACATAGTCATGCTTATCTGACATCTCTTCGTACTCTGCAAAAGCTTTGTACTCTATCTCAGGCATACCGACTGTATCAAGTAACAAACTATAAGCATGTTGATGTATTGATTCCATGTTTGCAAAAGAACCCATCATCATTCTTGCTTCAGGTTTCTTAAATAATGGCATATATTTATCTACATATCCTGCACCTACATCTACATCAGACTGAGTAAACAATCTAAATATTTGTGTAAGTAAATTCTTTTCTATATCTGAAAGTTCCTGCCAATCTTTAACGTCTGTATGTAGTGGTACAGATTCAGGCATCCAATGCATTTGATTCTGTAATACATAGTAGTCAAACATCCATGGATATTCAAACGGTTTATAATAGTCTCTAGTTTTTAGTAAGCTCATTTTTCTTTTCCTTTTTCTTTTTGTTATTAAATATTTTGTCCCAATTCTCTTGGTACTTTTTTTCGTTAGGGTTCCTACGTCTAGAACCTTTTCCTCCGTGCCACTGACTCATTATCCCTCACAAGCTAGACACTCAGTATCTTCTAAATTTATTCTAGGTACTTTAACATTTACATTCTCAACAGTTCTTGCTGCATTAGAACGGAAATAGTAAAGCGATTTAAGTTTGTTCATACCATACCAGTGAACATCATTTACATACTGCATGTATTTATCATGTACTTCTTGAGGTTCTGTAGCTTTTGGTAAAGTAAAGAACAGATTTACAGACTGTGCTTGACAAATAAACTCTTGTCTTTTATAAGCATGTTCAACAATCCATATTTGATTTATCTCATTAGCTGTTTTAAATATTTCTTTTTCATCATCAGTAAGAACATCTAAGTGTTGGACTGAACCATCACTACCCGATATGTCTTTCCATAGTGCATTTAACTCATCAGCTTTAAGTCCTTTAGATTTTAAAAGCTTTTCTAAGTATTTGTTTTTAACTTGGTAGCTGCCGGATAAAGTTTTGTGAGTATAGCAGTTAGCCCTGTAAGGCTCGATACTAGGAGAAGTCCCACTGCAGATGATACCACTACTAGCGTTAGGAGCAATAGCAAGAAGATTAGCATTACGCATACCACTACCACTAATATCAGGAGCCTCACCCCTCTCAATAGCGAGTTTTTTAGTTGCTTCTTTTGCCTTTCCTTTAATGTAAGTAAATGCCTTATAGTTAAACCCAGATGCGAAAATTCCTTCGAAAGGTATTGACCTACGTTGAAGATAAGCATGGAAACCCATAGCACCAAGACCGAGACTTCTTTCTCGATACGCTGAGTAGGCAGACTTGGTAAAGCCCTCCTTACCTTCTTTAACATATTTTTGAAAACGTTTAAAATTTGCACTGTATTCTCCTAGTTGTGTTGTATCTATTGCATTGTCAATATAATGTTGAATTACATTGTCAAGCATGGTTATTAAATCTTGTATAAAGTTATCATCCTTTGACCATTCATCAAAGTATTCTAAGTTGACAGAAGATAAACAACAGACTGCTGTTCTTTCTTCATCAGTCGGTAAAGTTATTTCAGAACATAAGTTACTTTGACGTATCTTAAGACCTAAATCTTTTTGTTGTTTTGGTAAAGCTTCATTACATCTATCAATATTAATCATGTAAGGCTCACCTGTTTCAGCTCTAGCATTTATTATCTGCCACCAAAGGTCTCTAGCATTTATAACTTTAACAGCTTCATTAGTTTTAGGGTCTATCAATCTCCAATCTTCATCTTGTTCTACAGCTTCAAGAAAAGCATCTGTAATGTTTATACCATTATGTAGATTAAGATTCTTTCTGTTTATATCTCCACCTGATTCTTTTCTCATGTTAATGAACTCTTCAATCTCAGGGTGTGATATATCCATGTAAGCTGCATAGCTACCACGTCTTGTTGTGCCTTGGTTAAAGGCTAACATCTGTGAATCAACTACATGGATGAAAGGAATTGAACCAGTAGAACGACTGCCATGAGTAGTAGAAATACCGTTGCTCCTAATATCGCCCCAATATCCACCGATGCCTCCACCCGAACTTGCCAACCATATATTTTCATCATAGTGAGCAGATAGACCACTCCTACTGTCAGGAACATAATTAAGGAAACAACTGATAGGAAGCCCACGAGTGGTACCCCCGTTACTAAGTATAGGAGTGCTAAACATGAACCACCTAGAGGAAGAGTAGTTGTAAAGTCTTTGAGCCAATTCAAAATCTGTCTCACCTTTGAATGTTGCTCCGAAGACGGAGGCTCTTGCGAATGCTTCTTGTGCATGTGTTTCTCCTTCCCAAAAATATCTATCTTTGAGTGTGTCTAGACTAAACTTGTCAAATGTTTTTTCTTTATCATAGTCTATTTCAATTCCTAAGTAAGGCTTAGTTCCTATTTTATCCTCAACCATTATCCTGTTCCTTGTTGTTTATATAAAGTGCTATTATAGCATAATGTATTATTTTATACAAGTCTAAATTGTTTTTTCCATTCTTTTTTCCAAACCTCATAGCATACTTCATAATGTTTCCAAGACAGAATCCTTCTCCATATCCTGAATCAATAATCATATCTGTTGCTTGATACTTACCATTAGCATAATGCTGGTCATAAGTATTGCCTA